AGATCGAAATGCTTGGTCTTTTTTCTGAGGACGATGACTGATGGCTTTTATTTATGTGAAACGCCGAGGCGCGCCACTGCTGATCAACACTGATTCCATCGCCGCAGTAGCCACCGCCTCTGATGGAACAGCGTGCCTACACTTTAATGATGGCTCCCGCTCCAGCCTCGACAACAGCTTCGATCAAATCTCCACCCTCCTAATTTCCCGCGTTCTCGAAACAAAAGGATAGCCCATGCTCTCGCGCCTCCAGCAGCACGCCCTTTCCGTGAGCTACATTCCCGCCCCTGTAAGCGTCGCCTATATCGACAGCACCTGGGTTCTCTTCGAAGTACGAGGCCATGACCGCAACATTCTCGAAACCTTCAGCGACAAGGCCGCGCTGGTCGATTGGCTAACCGCAGACTATCGCATCCGCCTCCAGCTGGCTGAGGAAGAAGCCCTGCGTCAAGCCTCGCGCCATCGTAGCAGCGCCCGCTCGATCGACCTCCTTAAAGACCTGAAGCTTTAAGCGGAAGCTACATAAGCGCCTTGACAAGCCCATCCTTACATGATACATATGGGCTTGTTCTCGCCTTATTACCTGCCACGAAAACTGGAATACCCTATGCCCGCCCTCACCTTCGACAAAACGCACTGGCTGGTGGAATGCAGCGTCAAAGCCTATAGCGATTGGCCCAGAGCATACTACCCAAAAACCTTCTACTTCCACGCTGAAGAAGATATTTTGTGTGACCATGTTTTCGAGGAACTCGACCAGAGCGACTGGGATATAAAGTCGATCATTTCCTACGTAGAAGTGGCCGCAGAACACGTACCTTACCTGCACAAACTCGTCCACCGCTGGTGAATTCTAAACCTCTAAAGGAGTACCCTATGCCCGACTTCAAACCTACCGCCGAACAGCTTCAGATAATCGAAGCCGCGCAAGCCACCAGCGACAACCTCGCAGTGATCGCCCGCGCTGGCGCTGCCAAAACCTCAACTCTCGTCATGGTCGCGGAAGCGCTGCCCGACACCAAAATCCTCTGCCTGGCCTTTAACAAAAAGATCGCAGACGAGATGAAAGAGCGCCTGCCCTCAAACTGCGAGAGCAAAACCCTCCACAGCCTCGGCTATAGCGCCTGGAGCAAATACCTAGGCAAGCGCCTGAAAGTAGATGGCCGCAAGGTGTTCTTCCTGCTCAAACAAGAGATCGAGAAACTGGAAGGCGAGGATCGTACAGCTTCTTACGAAACGCTGGCCGAGACCCTGGACATTATCGCCAAAGGCAAGCAGCAAGGCTGGCTCCCGGATCGGTTTAAAGGAGCGTGGAAGCCACTAGTGGGCGATGCCGATTTTTTCGCCGACCTCCCTATGGAACCCACAGCGCTGCAAGAAGAACTCGTCCGCGCCGTCAGCGAGGAAAGTTTCCGCCTCTGCCTTCAGGCCAATATCGACTTTGACGACATGATTTTCGCGCCCGCTCTCTGCCAAGTAAGCTGGCCAACTTTTCCGCTCACCATGGTTGACGAATCTCAGGATTTATCCAACCTGAACCACCACGTCCTGCGCAAACTCGTAAAGCGCAATCGCCTGATCGCGGTCGGCGACCCCTGCCAGGCCATCTATGGCTTCCGCGGCGCTAACGAAAAGTCGATGGAAGAGATGGTAGGGAAGTTCGACATGACCCGCCTCTACCTCACTGTCAGCTTCCGGTGCGGCAGCAAAATCATTAAGAATGCGCGATGGCGCGCCCCTGACATGCAATCCCCAGAATGGGCTATTCCGGGCGAAGTCTTGCGCCCGCTGACTTGGAGCGCAGATGAACTGAAAGATGGCGATGCTATCATCTGCCGCAACAACGCGCCACTTTTTTCTCTCGCCATTAAGCTTATTCAGCACGGCAAGCTGCCCGAAATTGCGGGCCGCGACATTGCCGCGCCGATCATCAAGCTGATGAAAAAGCTGGGCAAACCTCAGCTGGTAAAACTTGCCGCGATGGAAGCAGTTAAGGATTGGGAAGAGGCGGAACTGAAACGTGCCCGCGATGGCGCAAAAGCTACCGTGCGCGACAAGGCCGAGATCATCCGCATCATGCTGGGTCACACCAAAACCCTGGGCGACGCAATCGCCTATCTCGAACACCTGCTGCAGCGCGATGGCCGCATCCATCTTATGACAGGCCACAAATCTAAGGGCTTGGAATTTGATAATGTTTGGTTCCTGGACCAGCATCGGCTTGACCTTGAACGGGGGCAGGACGCCAACATCAAATACGTGATCGAAACGCGCGCCAAGAAGCGCCTGATCTACGTCACCAGCGATACGATGGAAGGGAGTGAAGAATAAACTATGAAATACCTAGTTCAGCAAATTGGCTGCATTGAATGTGGCGTTTCTTCTTACGCCATCAAAACTACGAAAACATTGGAAGAGGCGAAGCTGTACGCCAATGCGCATCCTTCCACTTGGGATAGCGAGGGAGGTGACGGCTATGTAGAAGTGCTGAATCTCGAAACCTTGCAAACCGAATACGTTACTCCTTAGCCGATACGGCCTCCGGCGATTCGCCGGGAACCATACGCCCTACAAAAGAGCCTTGACCGTATCACGCCATATATGATACGGTCAAGAACCCGATAAGGAATCCCCATGAACCTTTCCAAGCCCGATATAATCCGCCTTGCCGCTTGTCACACTTGCGCAGCGCGCCCCGGACAACCTTGCCTGTTCGCCCGCAAGGACGACCCCCAAGGCCTTCGCATGGCCGCGCACCAGTCCCACATTGACCGCATAGAGCGTGCCCGTGCCATGGTCGCCCCGAATAAAGAAAGAGAAGCCAGATTAAAATTGGCCCTTGACGACTTGCGCCTTTAGGTGCATGATCAACCCAATCAACCCGCCATTCAAGGAGAATCCACATGGCCCCCAAGAACCCTACCCCCGAAGCAGAAACCGCCGCACCTACCGCCAAAACCATCACAATCCAGGGCGTTGAAGTTTCCGTATCCTCACCCTACGCCGCTGGCCACGTTGTGACCGACGCGGAAGCCCGCGCCTTGAACCAGGTTCGCGCCGAAAACATCGGCAACAACCTGCGCAAGCAGGTCAAGGATATGCTCGCGGAAGAAGGAGCTGATCCGGCAACCGTCAAAGACCTTTTCCAGCCCATCGTCACCGAATACGACGCCAGCTACGAGTTCACCCTCGCCAGCGTTGGCGGCGGCTCTACCGCGAAACTCTCGCCTGTCGAGAAAGAAGCACGCCGGATTGCACGCGAACTGATCGGTGACAAGCTGAAGGAAATGGGCGTGACCCAGAAAGCCTACGCCGAAGAAAACGGCGAAGATGCCCTGAAGATCAAAATTGCGGAAGTCGCTGAGATGGAAGCTGTTTTGGCAAAGGCCGCCGAAAACCTGGAGCGCCGCGCCAAGATCGACGACCTGACGCTCTAACCCACAGGAATCAGCCGTTGTTCGTCGGGTACGGCGGCTGGTTTCTTAGAGCATCGCGCTACCAGCGGTGCTCGGTTCGGCGGAACTGTCCTCCCACGGTTCCGCCGGATCTATCCCGACTAGCAACAACAAATCACCAAGGATAGCAAAATGTCAAACCCGACTTTCACAGACGTAGCCGTTGTTGGAATGCACTTCCGGGAGCGCGAAGGCGTGCAGGCCAAAAGCATTGTAGCCAATTTCGTGCCACCTGTTTCGCTCGATTTTGAGCGCGAACCTCACAACGCCTATGATGCTTACGCCATCAAAATCTTCTACAAAGGCCAGCACATCGGATACGCTACCGCATCCGACGCGGCCTACATCGCGCCGTATCTGGACGAAAACATTCCCTACGTCTGCACAGTCACGCACATGGAAGCGCGGGGTAAGAACCTACACCCGATCACAAACTGGGTTCCGGCTGACGAGGCAGAATTTGCCGCAGAAGATTTCGATGATGCAGGGGACTAATCTTCTAGAGATTCTATATGAGGCGTATCGGGCGGAGTTGGGGATCGTAGTATCGACCAATGACCCCGAGCGCCTGCGCCAGAAACTCTATGCGGAACGCAAAAAAGACCCGGAACTGGCCTGTCTCAGCTTCCGCATCAGCCCCACAAATCCCGGCGCAGAACTTCTTATCATCAAGAAGCCTAAATAGGAACCCATCATGAGCCTAGAGAAAAAGACTCTCAACTTCCGCGCAGGGGATTGGGACTATCTTCAGTCTGCTTTCCATTCGCGCGGCATTCCCCCTTCCATCGCCATCCGCACCATCATCTCTAACTTTGTAGATGAACTGATCCGCCGCGAACAAGGACAGCCAAAGCGCAACGGCGACATCGAACTGGGTGACATATGACCGACATTACTGAACTCTTTTCCCGCGACCCCCTCAAGCTGACCGACAGCGACATTACCCTGATCATCGAGGAAATGCGGAACAAGCGCCGCCTCTACGAAAGTGGCAGCGCCAACCCGAAAAAGCCCGCAGCGCCGAAAAAGCCCGGCAAGCCGAAAGCCTCCACAGGCCTGAACCTGGACCTGAAGCTATGACCAAGAAATACACAATCCATCAGATCAACGCAAGTAAGCTATTTGGCGTGCATCCGGCTTTTGTCACACGCGAACAAATGCATGGCGCAAAGATGTGGATGCATAGCCAAAACTATAGCTCGGGCTCGATCAAAATGGGCCTGGTTACTGGTCATTACCCGCAACCTGCTATAGAGGTTTCTGATGACCCAAGCCGCTGAACTCACCGCCCATAAAGCCTCTTTCCAGGATGGCGTGCAGATCGCTTGGGATGCCACCAGCCTAGAGCTGGCGCAAACCTGCCCGCGCAAATACTACTACAGCATGATCCTCGGCGTGCAGCCGCGGTCGAAAAGCGTCCACCTGATCTTTGGCGGCATCTACGCCGACGCGCTGGAGAAATTCTACAAACTCCGCGCGGGCGGGCAATCCATTGAAGAAGCCCTACTCAGCGTTGTGCGGTTGGCGTTGGAGGCAAGCTGGGACACCGAGGGCGGTTTCCCTATCCACTTTGACGACACGAAAAAGACCCGCCCTAACCTGATCCGCACAATCGTCTGGTATCTGGATCAATTCGCAGCCGAAACCGATGATGGCATCAAAACCTATCATCTCCAAAGCGGAAAGCCTGCGGTTGAACTCAGCTTTGCTATCGAGGCGGGGAACGACACTATCTTTTGTGGTCACCTAGACCGGGTTGTAGAATTCGGCTCCGCGCTCTACGTCATGGACCAGAAAACTACTGGCGGCACTATCGGCACCTACTTCTTCGACCAGTTCAAGCCTAACATGCAGATGAGCATGTATTCTTGGGCAGGCCAGGCCGTGCTGCATTCTCCGGTAAAGGGCGTCATAATCGACGGGGCGCAAATCGCTATAAACTTCACGCGGTTTGAGCGTGGTATAACTATGCGGTCGTCGGATGAACTGGAAGAATGGTACGCCTCTACAATGTGGCTGGTCGAGCGGACTCAGGAATTCGCGCGAAAGGATTTCTGGCCGATGAACACAGCCTCTTGTGGCAACTACGGCGGATGCCCTTTTCGGCGGGTCTGCGCCACCAGCCCTAAAGTCCGGGACAACTACCTCCGTGCTGACTTCGATTCCCATGTTTGGGATCCTATTAAAAGGCGGTAAAGATGTATAAGTATATCGCAACATCTATCTGTCCTGATACAAATAGAGGATTTTACTGCAGTAATTGGTGGGCTGCTCCTCCGAGTCTGGAAGCCCTACAAGAGTGGGCGGATGAGCATCTTAGCAAGTTTGCGGAAAAGAATACCGTGACCTACCAAGGTGTGTTTGAAATTCGTAAAATAGAGGAATATCCCGATGCCTAAAGCCTCAGCTTACGCCGCCGACAACTTCGTAAAACTCCTATTCATCGGAAACAGCGGGGCCGGGAAAACCGGAGCGCTGGCCTCCCTTGTCGAAGCCGGATATGAATTGAAAATCATCGACATGGACAAAGGCCTGGACGCCCTGATCCATCACGTCAGCGCCATCAATCCCAAGCTGCTGGACAAGATCGAATACGTCAGCTTCCGTGACCCGATCAAAATGACGGCGCAGGGCGCAAAGGTTGTTGGCGCGCCTAAAGCCTATGTTCACGCAATGGCCGCGCTTGAGAAATGGCCGGAAGATGATAGCGACCCTGCTACGTGGGGGTCAGACACGATCCTAGTGGTGGACTCCATGACCAACGTAGGGCGCGCCGCCTTTCAGTGGGCAAAGGCCGCAAACCCCACGTCGAAAGATCCGCGCCAGTGGTACAGTGCGGCGCAGAACCTGATCGAGGATTTGATCGCCAACCTCACCAGCGACAGCTTCCAGACCAATGTCATTGTCATTTCTCACGTCGAAATAATGGAGCAGGCGGATGGCCGGATAAAGGGCTTTGCCTCCTCGATTGGAAAGGCTCTGGGCCCGAAGCTGCCGCGCTTTTTCAACACCTTGCTGCTGAGCGAAACCACAGGTGCGGGCAAGAACGTCAAGCGGATGATCAAGACCATGCCTACATCTATGATCGACGTGAAAAACCCTGCACCTATGAAAATTGATGCAGAGTATCCGCTCGAAACAGGACTGGCTTCAATCTTCAAAAAGCTGAGGACTACGAAATGAAGAATAGCGATTATACAGACGCAGAGCAACGAACTTTGCTGAAGCTACAAAACTGGCAGCAGGAAT